CGCACTTAATAGATACGGTTTTTTCAGAAAACAAAGCTGTAGGGTAGCTGCGATCGTAGATGTGCTCGTCTATATCGTGCCAGCCCTTTTCCCTCAATTCGAAGGCCACGTTGTCTATGTCGGCATCATAATAAAATTCTGTGCTTAACTCATCAAACTCGCCTAAAAGGTCCTGATCGAGTTTGCGCTCGTTTATTTCCTCCTGGGTATAATACACAGGCATACCAAAGACGAAATAACGCGAGGCGTTCTTTAATGCAAAATTCGGTGTACTCATAATCTAAAGTATTTAAATTTGGTGTTGTTATATGTTGTCTAT